GCTCGCAATTTTCAAATAGCCCATCCAGAAAAAGGATGCATTATTTACATTAAGTCTGAAGGACGCTTGAGCGAAAACATGGTTGCCAGATCTGGAGTAAGTACCGATCCAGCTAAGTGGAGGGTCATTCCTACTAATGATTATGAATTCGTCACCGATACAATGCGTGAGCTTATTAAAAATAACGATGATGGAAATATCTATTTCTTTATCATAGATAGTCTTGACGCTCTAGTTCCTAGGAACGATTTGGCTAAGTCTGCCACTGAGGCAAACAAAACTGCTGGAGCAGCCCTACTGACCTCTGATCTTCTTCGTAAGATGGCCGCCGCGTTCTCCTCTAGGGGCCATATATGCTTTCTTGTGTCTCAAGTAAGATCATCGATTAAGATAAATCCATACGAGAAAGGCGATCCGAAAGTAACTAACGCAAGCGGAGGAAACGCTGCTTTGCATTATTCAGATTGGATTCTTGAGTTCCAACAGCGCTGGAATAAGGATCTTATCTACGCTAACGCTAAGGGAGAAGGCAATCCAGTTGGTCATTGGTGCAAAATCATCTTCAAAAAGACTCCTAATGAAAAGTCTGGAAGAGAAGTCCGTTATCCTATTAAGTATGGGCGGTCTAATGGATCGAGCGTGTGGGTGGAGTATGAAATCGTTGATCAGCTTTTAGCGTGGGAATTCGCACATGCCAAGGGTGCTTGGATAACCATTACAGATGAGCTTATTAAAGAGCTAGCCGACAACAACATCGAAATGCCTAAGCAACATCAAGGAGAAGCTAACCTGAAGAGCTTCCTTGAGGAAAATCAGCATATTACTAAGTACCTTTTTAATAAGTTTATCAGCGCTTTAAAGAAGTGAAGTTGTATAATATATACGGGAAAGTTGCAAGCAAAAATGTTTCTCAGTATCTGATAGATTGGGACGCCTCTTCTCGATCTAAAGTCCAGTTTAAAACAAAACAGTTCCTTAAAAAATACTGGAAGAACCATATAGTTTACGAGGAGTTTCCTGTTTTCGGGTCTAGACTAAAAGTAGACATAATTAATGCTACTTTGAGAATAGCCGTGGAAGTTCATGGTAATCAGCATTCTGCTTACAATAAATTTTTCCATGGAGACTCTAGACTCAACTATTTGAAATCAATCAAAAGAGATGTCGCTAAAGAAAAATGGCTCTCTTTGAACAAATTTCAATTATTGGAAGTTTACGAAGACGAAGTGAAAAATTTAAACGAACAGTTTTTTTTAGATAAATTTAATATTAAACTTTAATGGCTATATATTCTCTGCAAGTAGAAAAATATGTATTATCTGGTTTAATTAGATTCCCAGCGTCTTTTGCTGACATCGAATCTTTTATTAGCGATGGAGACTTCATGAATGAAGTCCACTATACTATTTTTTGCGTCTTCAAAGAGACGTTTAATAAAGGAGAACAGATCGACAAGATCTTGATCTCTCAAAAATGTCAAAACCTTGGCATCACATTTAAAGATCAATCTATTGACATTTTTAATTATGTTAATAGTATTTGTCTTATTCCCACCTCTCAGCCCGGGCTTATAGAAGGAGCTAGAGAACTTCTAAAACTTAGAATAAGAAGAGAAATAGAACAAACCGGAGATGAGATTAAAAAATTTGCCAACTCATGCGCCGAAAAGCCGATAGAAGAAATTATTACCGAATCAGACAAAATCTATAATAATAAAATCTGTGCTTACGCTTCTGAGAATAACAAACCAGAAGACATTACAGCCAACATAATAGAAATAATTGAAGAGCGTGGAAATAATCCAATTCAAGATACTGGATTAGTTACTCCTTATAAAAACTTCAATCGTCTTTACGGAGGCATTCGTCCTGGCAATATATACGCGTGGGTAAGTAGACCTAAACACGGTAAATCAACTATATTGAATGACCTAGCGATTAAGGTCACTACTATGAACAAGGGATGCCGAGCTCTTGTTCTAGATACAGAAATGTCTACAATAGACATGAAGTTCAGAATAGCTTCTTCTTTGACTGGCATTCCTGTCTGGCATCTAGAAACAGGCAACTGGAAAAAGAATGCAAATCTATTCCAAAAGTTTGATCAAAGCAAGGCTAAAATCAAAACTCTTAGCAATCAAGTAGATCATCTTCAAGTAGCTGGGAAACCAATCGAAGAAGTGGCCTCTATTGTTAAGCGCTGGTATTTCTCGAAGGTCGGTCGCGGAAATCAATGCGTTATTGTTTATGATTATATTAAGCTCACTGGTGAATCTGATAAAAACAAGCAAGAGTATCAACTAATTGGAGATAAAGTCAATGCTCTTAAAGAGCTTTGCTTAGAATTAAATGTTCCGATTCTAACAGCTTGTCAGCTAAATAGAAGCGCAGAGAATGGCGTAGATGACAGTAGCGCGATTTCTCAGTCTGATCGATTGCAATGGTATGCTTCTTTTGTCGCTATTTTTAGGCGTAAGAGTGTAGAAGAGATTGCTGACGATGGAATAGAGTTCGGGTCTCATAAGCTGATTCCTCTAGCGACTCGTTTCCAAGGAAAAGACTCTGCTGGACATCACGATTTAGTTAGGATTAAAGAAGGTAAAAAAATAAAATACATGCCTAATTATATAAGCTTTAATATTAATAATTTTAACGTTGATGAAACTGGCACTTTAGAGGATATTTTATCCGCTAAATCTTTAAGACCTGAACTTGACGACTCTGGAGACGGCGAAGTCCTATGAACGATTGTGAAGCTGTAAGGCAAATATTGACAGACATAGGCTACACCTTGTCAGATCACGGAAGGGAATTCAGAGCAAGACCTCTTTATCGAGACTCTGATAATGATAGCGTGCTTAGAATTTGGAAAAATTCTGGTCAATGGGTAGATTTCAAAGAAAACATTAGTGGCTCTATAGAAGATTTAGTTAAGTTAACCCTTAAATTAAAATCCATAGAAGAAGCTAAAAAATGGATTTCTGAAAAAGGAATCGAAACTTCTAATGAAGATCATAGCCAGCAAAGAGTGACTACCACTCAAACAACTATATTTGATAAATCATTGCTGATTAAACTTCTTAGAGACGATTCTTATTGGGTAAATAGGGGCATATCTAGTCACACTCTTCAGCCTTTCCAGGGCGGAGTTGCAAGCTCTGGGAAAATGTTTAATAGATATGTTTTTCCTATATTTAATTGCAAAGACGAAATTGTTGGTTTTGCTGGTAGAGATATATCTAGAGTTAGTCTAGAGGGGCGACCTAAATGGAAGTTGATCGGCGATAAAAAAGAATGGGGCTTTCCATTGAAAGTAAACGCCAAAGATATTAAATCTTCTAAAGAAGTAATTATTGTAGAAAGCATAGGAGACATGCTTGCTCTCAGAGAGAATGGAATAAATAATTGCATAGTTTCTTTCGGCTTGAATCTATCTTCAAAAATTATATACTCTCTTATTGGATACAATCCTAATAAAATTACTATTGCTTTTAATGACGATAGCTTTAAAAATGCAGCTGGTAATTTAGCCGCAGAATCTGTTGAGCGACGGCTTTTGAATTACTTTGATCGCAATCAAATACAAATTAAACTTCCATTCGGCGCAAAAGATTTCGGTGAAATGCATTTAAAAGATAGCCAACTAATTACCAATTGGTATAATTCAATACAATGAATCCTACAGAAAAAATAAAACTAAGCGCCAGCAAAATTAAAACTGCTGAAGGATGCAGTTGGCTTTACTACACTAAGTATGTTCTCAAATTGCCAGACATCTCCAATTCTGGAGCCTCTAGAGGAACTATTTGCCATTTAATTTTTGAACTTCTTCTAACAGACAGGCACAAGAAATATTTCCAAGACTTATGCTCTGGAAAGGCTGGTGTAATTAAAAATCCTTGTATCCATAGGTTAATTCTAAAACAGGCGAAGAAGCTTAAAGTCGATGACGAAGAAAATCTAGATCTTATTTATACAATGATTCAAACCGGACTTCAAAGCGACTTCTTTTGCAATGGCTCTTTGCTAGTCGAGGCTGAAGCTGAGTTTAAGTTAGAGGAAGAAGATTATATTATTAATGGTTTTATTGACAAGCTTGCTAAGTTCACCGATACTAATTATAAAATTTACGACTATAAATCAAGCAAGGCTAAATTTTCTAAAGAAGAAATTGATTTTAATTTGCAAAATCTAATGTATTCTTTGGCTGTATTTAAGACCAAGGGCCACATACCAGATGTTTCTTTTATTTTTCTTAAATTTAAGAAGCAACCAATCCAAGAAGCCCCGAAACCTACCATTGAACAACTAGAAGGGTTTAAGACTTATTTAAGCTATATCGCTGGATACATATCTTCTTTTGATGAAAAAAAAGCTACAGAAAATCTCGCTGCTAAATCTTTAAAAAAGAAATGGATGTGTGGCAGCGATGTTTCTGGAAAATGGATTTGTCCATCTAGATTACCAGCAGTATTTTATATAGGCCTTGACGAAAAAGATAAATTTATTAGATCTTCATTCGATAAAAAATCTTTATTAGAAGACCCCAAGGTAAAATTAATAGATAAAAAAGAATACAATGGCTGCCCATTTTGGCGCAAAGATACGTTGACTTTTTGATTGACTTTACCAAGAAGAAAGGCATCCTTAACCGTGTACTCGGCTGTCCCTTTATTTAAATCTCATTATAGCCTCGGCAAATCTGTGCTTACCCTGTCTAAGGCAGGGTCTAGCGATCCAGACGAGCCTAGTTCTATTATTGATATCGCAAAAAAACTTAACCTAGATAAAGTGCATCTCGTAGATGACTCTATCTCCGGTTTGCTAGAAGCTTATAAGTCTTGTGAAGATGCAAAGCTAAACTTAAGATTTGGATTGCGATTAACAGTTTGCGACGACATAGATAATAAGACTGCTGAATCCAGAGAAAAAGAACATAAAATAATTATCTTCATGTCAAGATCAGAAGGGTATCAAAATCTGATCAAGATATCTACTATCGCCAGCACAAATGGATTTTACTATTACCCAAGGATAGACTGCAAAACTCTTAAAGAACTTTGGAGCAAAGAAAATCTTTTACTCTGCATTCCTTTCTACGACTCTTATGTGTTTAAAAACAACCTGACATATAGTGTTTGTATTCCTGATTTTAGTTTTTGTAATCCTACTTATTTTGTAGAGGATAATAATTTGCCATTTGATGAAATTGTTAAGTCGAAAGTCGAAGAAATTGTCTCAGATAAACAACTGGCAGTCAAAACACAGTCTATCTATTATGAAAACAAAGAAGACTTCTTGGCTTACCTTACGTTTAGGTGTATCTCTGAAAGAACTACTTTGAGCAAACCTAATCTGGACCATTGCTCTTCAAACGAATTCTGCGCCGAGTCATTCAAGGAAAAATATGGAAAATGAACTACTCAGATTTGACAAGTCTAAAAAGATTGTCTTTATCGACTGCGAAACATTAAATCTGTGTCTTAATTTTTGTCAAAATCTTCCTTGGCAAGTTGCCATGCTAGACACTGTCGGAGGCAAGAAAATAGATGAGCGAGATTTCTTGATTAAATGGGACACCAATCTTAAGATATCTGAAGATGCTAGACGAATCACAAGATATCCGGAACAACTTATCCAAACAACTGGCAAGAAATTTGATGATGTCTTTGACACTGTTAGGGATTGGCTTGATTCTTGTGATTATATTGCTGGTCATAACATTCTTGCCTTCGATCTCTATCTTATAAAAGAAATGTATTTACTTAAAGGATTACGAGCGAATCATTTAGTTAATAAAATTTTAGATACTAATTGCTTGGCTAAGGGAATCAA